TAAAGAAAGGAAAAATAAATGTTAAGGCGAAGAAAAAAGCCAATCAAAGCTAAGACGAATAAGCTAGTAGTCAAAATCAACCTGTTCATCATAAGCATTGAGTGGCACATCGAATTCGGATAGTGAGCAATCACTATCCGCCCCTAATAGGGGCTTGCTTTAATTATAACAGGTATCAGGATGAAAGTAAAATTTAATGTAAAAAAAACTACAACTAGAGAAAAACTTGAATTTGTTTTAGGTTTTTTACTGATAATAATGATCATTTGGTTTTTTGCGAGGTAAATATGTTAGTTGATATCAATGCTATTAAATGGTTGCTAGAAAATGCAACAGCCTATGCTATTAGTAAAAATTGTGATTTGTCTACTCAAGCAATAGATAAATATAAAAATGGTGTTTCTGATATTATGAACATGCGTTTAAAACATGCAATTAAAATGACAGAATACGCTAATCAGTTAAAAAAAGCAAAGTGATGGTTATACAATCATCACTTTTTTTGATGCAAAAATACTTTATTTATACCAAAATTTTTAGAACACTTACCATTGGATGTCTATTAGATTCGGTTGGTTGAATTTACTGTATTTTAGACATGGTCATATATTGCTCAAATAAATAAAAACGTAGTCAATTACGTAGTCAGATGATTGCTGTTATAATAGACAATCTCTAAAATGTCTGTTATAAACACAAAAAAGCCCTCCCGGATTGGGAGGGTTAAACTATATTATAAAGTTTCTGGCCAAGGATCATCTGTGATATATACCACGCTCGAGAAGCGAATATCTCCGATGTCCCGATCTGTTGGTACTGGATCGTCAAATTGCAGACGGAATTGATTGCCATCTGTTGGCCCACCTAAATACCAAGTGCCAAGCCTTTGACCTTTGTCATTAGTTATCATGCCTATTTTTGACCCAATCGGACGAAAGCCAACTGGGATTCCGTTGACGTTTAAGATAACCACGTTTCGTTCTCTGTCACTTCCTTGTGGGAGATATCCAGCCGATCCTCTGCGCTTGATCCCAAACCAGCCCCACGATAGACCTCCGAAATTGATCTCGACTGTTGAATTAATCCGTCTAAATTCCATGTAAGACGCACCAAGGACCGAAGAAATGTTTTTGGCCCGCACTCGTCCAGTGTCACCCGCTAGAATAACCCAGTTATCACGACCAGCGCCAGCTCGCTTTTTGATCCACTTAAAAGCTCCGTTTCTGGCCGTTGTATCAATGTAAGTCGTACCAATATCAGCGTTTAGCTCGTACGGGAAGCCTTGTCCTTTTAATTCGCCACTAGTACCACCAGATCCGACTGAACGTTTTAATTCTTCCAAGTCGTTCTTGGTTGCGAGTTGGCTAGTGTCCACCGTTGGAATTTTAGAACGTGTGACGAATGGATCACCACCGTTTTGGAGTTTGGTGTCAATGAGAGCGTCCAGACCTAAGTCAACGTGCTTCTCTTTGATGTTGGTGGTCATCTGTGCTTGTAATGTCGCATAAGTCGGAAACAACTCGTAAGCTCTGGAAGTTTGCAACGCTCCGCCTTGATTAGCTTGAAGCGTCCCAATATCACGACCAATGGATTCTATAGCTTTCTTTAATTTATCCATTCAGCACCTCCTTAGAGGGTATTTTTAGCCGTTGTATAGATTTGTACGAAGTCAGTATTTTCAAGGTCAGTGAATTTTTGGCCAAGCTCTGTCATTTTAGACACAATAGCTTGGTCTGCTGATCCTGCACCATTTGCGATACGGTCAGCGATCTCTTTGAGAGTATCTAATTCTTCTGGTACTCCATCGCCTAAAATGGCAGTCTTGACACCAGCGATAGCCGTGTCTAGTTGTTGTTGTGTGATTCCAGCTTGTCGAAGTTCTGACTTGTCGGCTTTGCTTGCAAGTGTGGTTTTAATTTCCTTGATGTCGCTACCGACAGCTTGAGCAAATGATGTTAATTTTTCAGTATTTAAAGTCATAATTTTTCCTCTCTAAATTTTTGCAAGATTGTATAGTACTGTTAGGTCTGGCAACTCTTCCGTTTGTGATCCGTTTGGATGTTCAGCGATATACTTGTCAATTTCAGTTTTAACATCATTTTTTACAAGCGATAATACTTCCTCGCTTGTAAATTCGTCTGCTGAACGGGTGACGTCTAAACGTGTTGAGCGATCACTTGGGAAGATATAGCTACCGCAAACGACTTCAACCAGATAGGATCCGATCGGAAGGGGCTTGCTTATTTTAAAAGTAACTTTTGATTTATCTACTGTACTCTCAAATGTAGCCTTTCCTTTTTGGTTAAAGATCCTGATTGTGGCATTTTTGCCATTTAGATCACTAATTGGACGCATGTTTTCATCCAGTAGCTCATAACCAAATAGAGAGGCAGAGTCGCCTTGTTTGACGACAGCCCCTCCTTCAAATTGTTTAAGATTGGTAGAGTTTAATCTCAATTGTCTACCTCCATTTTAATTTTAGTTTCCGTTTTGACCTTGCGTAGCTTGTCCACGTTGTTCAATTGCTTCAACGACTGATGCACTGGCTTCTTCAATCGCTTTAGATACTTCTGCGCTATCTCGTGATTGGCTGTCAAGGAAACGTGTAAAATCTCCATCGTCAAGCTTCAAATGTTTAGCCCCGTTTGATTTTAATTCATCAACCGTTCCCATGCTACCAATACCAAATACACGACCATTTACAATTCCGACATATCCTTGCTTTCCGCTTGTGCTACGTACTACAAAATTCATATCTTCTTCCTCTTCTTTCTTGTTGCTTCCTTCACTTCCAATAATCACTACATTCTTATCTAACCCACCAGACAAGCCTGTACTAGTGAATTGCCACCATCTTGTATGATCCATGCTAGGATAGACACCCCAATAAGGTTCTGGTCGAACCTCATAATCTGGATAGGCTGCAATCCAAAGACTATTAGGATATTTAGCGGTAATCTGCTCTACATAGATATTAGCCAATGTGTACGGCTTATAACTGTAATAGATAGGCTCAAACCCGTTCGACTTGCAAATATCCATAAATGCCAATACAGCGTTGGTATTGGCTTGTTTATCACCGCTTGCCCCATCTTCATAGTCACACACTAGGTAGCGTGGACGTGATGGCAGGTTAGCGATGAAATAGTTAGCTTCAGCTTGTGCTGTCGCTACATTGCCACCAAAACGGGAAAAGTGATAGTAACCAATGCAGTTACTTGTATTTGTCTGCTGTGTTGCTACTGGACTAATCCAACCGACACCCTCAGTTACCTTGATAATAGTGTTACTAGTGCCCGAAGCTTGACAGATACCAGTCAAGTCTGCTGACTGGTAAGCTGATACATCAAGGAAGTAATCGCCTTTGTTAAGCCCGCCTGATTCGGTTTCAGAATCATCAAATGGCAATTCAAACCATCCAACCATGCGTTGGCTTGGTGCGTTCCAATCAACATAGCTGAAATTTCCTGCACTATCTAGGTTTCTGCGTACTCTCCGAACCCATCCGCCATTATAAAGAGCGTCTGCATTGCCGTCTATATTTTGCTCGATGGTTGTAACTGTTCCGTCTGCGTGTTCTGCTACTACAAAGCCGATATGCCCAAATGCATGATTTGGAGAGCAATCAGAAACAAATACAGCCCCTACTGGTGGATTGTTAGAACCGTTAAAACGGGTTACTTTAAGCCCCAATGCAGAAGCTCTGTCCAGACCGTTGATAGCGTTTAAGTAGCTAAAATTGAGATTATACAATCCTTGATATTGCAGAATGTTGTCAATTAATGCCACACATTGCCCGCCATACGGGTTGGTTGGCACGGTAACACGTTGATTGACTACGCTATCTAACGTATCTAATAATTGTTTTTGAGTAGTCAAAAGACCGCCTCCTTTATGTTAATCTTGGTTAGGTTCTTCATATCCCAAAGCACGGCTTGAATCGCTCAATCCAGCGGTTGTTGGGTCATTGACGACACCGACCAAAACAAGGAATGCAAACAATACATTGACAAATACTAAGATTTTATCAACGGTTTGCCCAAATTCTAACTTAATGCCAAAGATATCTGCAAAGGCTTGAAATAGCAATGCAAGAGCTGGAACGAGTGCAAGCCAAAAGTTTTTATTCTTCAAGCGTACTGACCAGTTAATTTTGTTCATAGTAGTTACCTCTTAATTATTTTTATTTTGAATTAATGCTTTAAGTTCCTTCATATCCTCGCTTAAGGCTTTGACCTGCTCTGCGAGGATCAATAGAGACTTATTCTGTTCATCGTGGTTATCTAATCGTCTAACAGCCGTCAGACGAAAATCACGCATGTTTTCGATGTCTTTCTCGATCACGACCATGCGTTTTTCTTGCGCCACAACACTTCCTTTAAAATTGCCGTATATTCCAAGTAAGATCCCGACAAATCCGACCATCATCGAGATATCTTCTGGTGTAAAGTGGATCATAGATCACGCCCCTCTCTAATTAAATTGTTGGTTGTGGTGTAGCTGTCGCCACAGGTTGAGTTTCAAGGTCGCCAGAAGGTTGTCCTGGCTTTTCTTCCTTCTCTTCTTTTGGTTTCGTCCATTTCCAGATGCCGATTTTACCATTTTGATAAAGGCTGTTTAATTGATCCAAAGTTTCGCCTTGATAAGTAAATGTTTCGGTCACTTGGATCATGACACGCTTGCCTTCACCAAATGCTTCTGTATGATTTGGATCTTCAACAGTAAAGATTTCTTGTGGTTGATATGTTTTCCCAACTTGTCCAAGATCTACTAACTCAAGTCCACGCTTAAATATTGTAGGATCCATTGGATTGTCAACATCTGTTACACGAGCTAAAAGATTCCAATCAGCAACGTCCTTGATCTTCTGGATTTGGTTCGCTTTTTCTTCGTTATCCTTGGTGAGAGCTTGGATTTTGGCAATAGCATCATTGTTAGCTTCGACAGATTTGTCTAATTCTTTCTTGATTGCTACGACTGCGCCAGATGTGTCAAGTTCCATTCGGACGATGTTCAATACTGCTTCGACCAATGCAGCATCATCTTCGGTCATGCGGTTTGTTGGCAAAATTTCCTCAAAGACCCGGTACGGGAAGTCTTGCTTGATTGCTACCTTTGTAGTGTTAGCTACTGCATCGTATGATTTAAATTGTACTTTGTAATCCATTATTTAGTTACCTCGTTTTTGTTCTTGATTTCTTCAAAAAGATCCTTCAAGTCCTTATCTGACTCTAGGACAGAGCGATAGCTCTCAACTTCCTGAGCAAGTTGCGCTACAAGTTGCTGTGACTGTGTCAATCGTGCCTTAAATTCGGCTTCGTTGACTGTCTTATTTGCCAATTGGTTGGCTAAATCAGTGATGATTGCTACGTATATATTTTCTTCCATCTATTTACTCCATTATATAATGTGATCTCGATTGTAAGAGAAGGTGTCTAGCATGCTTTGCACTTTCGCTTTCATTGCACCAGACATATTAATTTGACCAAGGGCGTGTGCCCACAATTTCCATAGTGCAGCCACGCTTTCATCCAAACGGATAAATTCTGTCGGGCTGTCTGTATCTGACTTTGTTTTTTTGGGAATAACAAAATGCCTGCACCAAATTTCTGAGTTTTTCTTCCAAATTCCTGGAGTTAATATCTGGGTTACTACACTAAAATTCCAGCCATCATCACCTGAAGCATGACGCATGTGGTTGTAGTCTCCGTATTGAAAAATTTTATCAACCCCATTGTTTGAATTATTGTCGATCACAACTCCTGCAAAAGAGACAGAATTCCAATTTTTCGAACCGTTCCGATTACTGCCAATAATCGTCCTCGAATGTTTCTGATTCTGTTCAATGCTAGACTCGTATCTTATAAAGTGTGTTGGATATCCTGCATCTTCCCTCACGATAGCCGCTGTATTACTTGACATAGTTAATTGATTTTTAACTAAATCAAACAGAAGGGATCCATCTGATGACTGTATGCGATCTCCAGTAAAGCGATTTGCAGAAATATCAATCGAAGCTAGTTGTGTGATAAAGGCTTTTTGGGCCATTAATTCCCTGATGAATGCCTGATTAGTTACCAACTTGTTGATCATGGCAGAATCTACTAGCATTTTATCAGCCGTTACTGAGTTTGAGGCTAAAATCGGTGTGGTGACTGATCCAGCCTTCATGTGCCCAGTTTCCACGCTCTCGCTTGCAATGTGACGACCCAAAATAGATCCATCGACTACCATGTCCCCTTTTACTTTAATCAATTTTGCAATTAAAGCAATAGACTCTGGCTCTTGTACCATTAAGGAGCTGATCGTTCTTCCGTTAATACTCTTACCAGTACCGAAGGAAATTTGACTTGGTGTGATTTGGATATCCGTTTTTCTCACCATATCACCAATTTGGCTGGTAATTGTTGTGAATTGTCCATCTACGGTCTGTTTGTATTCGGCAATCTTAGACTCAATTTTAGTCTCTGAAGTGCCAGCTTTATCCAGTGGACTGGGCCTAAATGCTGGAATCTTAGATCCACGGACTAAAATTGGATTTCGTACCCAAAACTCTCCGTTATTTATAGCATAGATGTAGAATGGGAAATTTCCTGTTTTGTTAAACTCAAAATCACGATCGGCAGTGAAATGGAATTCTGCTCGAATCCACCTATCTTTCGGTGTATTTTTGTCAGCAAAACCTTGAGCAAATATGGCAGTATTGTTTGAATGGTTTTTTAATGAAAACCCTAGGCCTTTGTCTACCTCTACACCAGACTTGATCATGTAATCAAATGCGATAGAGTATACATCACCTTGCAAAATGCGATCAATATAGATTGGGAAACAAGGTCCTAGCCATGTTGTGGACGGAGACCCATCAATTTTCATTTTGAAGATTCCGTCTTCCGACCTTGAAAGCCTATTATTATTATTATTATTATTGGATACACTGTATTCAGTTAATGTGTCCGCAAATCTGATAAGATTGTCTGGTGTTGTATCTGTCGCAACACTTTCAAATCTTCGATTGATTCCAGCTACATCTTCATCATATTTAGCTTTTGCTATGTAGCCTTGCTCTAGAATCTGCCTTGTTGCTTTCAGGGCATCAACTGCAGCCTTCTCAGAGTAGGTCTGCATGCGCTGTTCAAGTTCGCCATTTGGACCAGCTTTGCTCTCTAGTTGTGTTAATTGGGTCGAGAGACCTTGGATAGTTCTTTCAAAAGTAGCTTGAGCCTGTGTTACTAAATATTCTTGATCTTCAAGTGCTGGTTGCCACGGCCTTTTTTGAGTCCCTTTATAAAGGTCAATTTCTGCAATATATAAATCAGATTGACCGCCATTTGTTCCGTTATTATCAAAACGTAAATAGGCATTATCAATATCTCCGGAATTAAATTGGACTGATACACTTTCTAGTTCACTAGTGCTTAATTTTTTACCATTAATCAACTGTTTGACAATGGTGAAGCCTTGGGTTTCACCGTTACGACGGCCAAGGATAAAGACATCATAGGACGTCAAAGCCGAATTATTAAAACCCCTAAAATTAAGGGTATAATCTGTATTTTTTTCTAATAAGAACCGGTTAGAACTTATTGCTTTTTCGGTTTGGTCATTATTAGAGAAAATAAGTATTGGTTTTGAGCCGTTAAAATAGATTGGATGGTTTCCTATTTTTGCAATCCCATTGCTACCAAAATATTTCGTACCTTCTTTATAAGCAGTATCACGAATTAAGTTAGGCCCACCGATTGTCGAAGAGGTAAGTTGCTCTTTAATTCCATTCACCGTCTGCTCGACATAAGAGCGATCTGCTTTGCCATTGGCTACATTGATCAGGTCAGATATGGCTTTCTCAGTCGTCTGCTCAAAGCGTGATTGAGCGCCTTGGACACCGACAAATTGGCTTTGCGTTTGAGTTTTGAAATCATTGATCAGCTTCTGGATGTCTGCATCACTGGTTTTTAATTGATCAGTAGTAGCTTTCAGTCCTTGCATCTTGACTTCAATGCCATTGTATCGAGCCCTGAACTCTTCTACAATTTCATTTTTGTTTGCTTGGTTTGCTGCATTGATTTTCTCAGTTACTTTAGCCGAAATTTCCTGCTTGACCACTTCAGCTTGTGCTTTGGCTTGCTCAATCCCGTCTGTGATTTTATGTTCCAGCTCTTTCGCTTGCTTGTCATACTCAGCATTAGCATTATCTACAAGCTTCTGCACTTTCGCTTCATATTCTGCATCATAAGACTTCATTTTCTTGTCAACGGAGTCATTGACCATTCCTGAGATAGAGTCTGCTAAAGTTCTAGCAACTTCGCCAAATCCGATGCTGACAAGTTTGTTGCTCATTGGATTAAACTTGTATTTCGTGATCTTTTTTCGCAAATCGACATCGTAGCTCTCGTGGAAGATGCTCACGATATCGAACATGTGTACTGGTTGATCTGCCTGGCCTACAACATCAATCTCAAGGCTTTCTTCGATCATGTCACACAGAGTTTCACGGAAATAGCGCTTGCCGTATTCCTCAAGTGTTTTTTGATCCACTACATCCTGATCTTGTACTTCCATATCTGCTTCGTAGATATGCTTGTATTTATTAATCAGTTGGCTATCAATGGTCACGGTTAGGATCTGATCTTTCTTTCCTTCCTCATGCGCTTCGATGACCTTTTTAAAATGGATCCGTGTTCTCAACTCTTTAGTGGATTTCGATTCTTGAAACGACTTCATGTTTTTCTTGTAGGCAAACAATGATTCGTTTTCGATTCCACCATTTTCTAGCAATCGGACACTGTACTTATCCCGGACAAGATCTCCACCCCACTGCCCAACGATGGAATGCTTGTCTTTGGCCAAGGCTTCCATCGCTGAGATATCTTTAAGATTGAGGGTGTGTTTTGACATCACATCGGAAAAAAATGTGAATGGTGTTTCTCGTTTAAATCCGGCAACAAGCGCATTCATCACAGTTGCTCCATTCACTCGATCGACATTGATCTTGTTGATGGAATATCCATTAAGTAATGTTGCTACTTGATTGGCATATACAGTGACATATCCGTGTTGCTTTTCGACTTCGAAGATACTAAAGTACTGTTCTCCGTGCAAGTCATCAGCAACTAATTCTGTTTCTGGGGTTAACAATGCCCATTTGGGGTCTGAGGTTGGAAATTTAAAGGTAAGTTGATAGGTGCTGTTAGCTTCCTGGACAATTTCAGAGCTAAATGCTTCATTAAGAGGGAAGTTACCCTCTTGCAGATAGATCATACTTTATACCTCCAATTTCCTTTTATTGTGACTTTTGAGACGGTACCTGAAACCGCAATACCAGACATTCCTGGAGCAATTTCGAAGAAACCACCTCTTTTTCTCAATGTATTTTTCAGATTTCCATTTTTGTCATAGACATTTTGTTTTTTATGACGGCAGTCAATTGTTGCTTTTGTATCAATCGTGAGTTGCATGGTTTGCTTCCCGATAGTGAGAGATACATCTCCATTGCCTTCAATTGTGATAACTGGTTCAGAATATACCGTTCCTGGATTGTTTACTGTGCCGTTACCTGTCAAAGTGACTACGGCATCATTATTTAAGTAGCGGAATGGATGCATCTTTAACTTGATTTCTAAAGTCCACGCATGCAAACCATTTTGCTTAAATGATGCGCTTTGAAAATCGGCATAAAAAATAGAGCCTGGTCGGTGACTAAACTCTATTTTATTTTCCTCTGGTTTGAATTGATTGACAATCATTTCGATTTCGCTTGTTTTGACAACGTATAGACTTACTGTCTTATCGTACCCGTCATAAGCTCCATCATAAAGATTGTAATCTCCGTTAGCTCCGTAAATTGTATTTGATTCGACCCTTGGTGTGGCCGTCTGGTCTTCTCCGAAATCCGTCACATAGCAGTTTGGGATTGATCCAGTGTCAAATCCATTTATAATCATGTTAAACATTAGATTCCCTCCCTAGCCATGATTTTAGAATATCTTTGATAGCTGTTTTGTGCTAAAACATCACCGTCCAGATAGGTTTCTGACGGTTTTTCAAGGATAGCAGTAAGGATCTTTTCTAAACTTGCTCTCAGAATTGCGATCTCATCAACGATATTTTCACCAGTGTAGCTGTTTCCTGTGGATGTTTCTTTAAATAAAAATTGCTGGCTTGCATTTTTCATTTCTCGCAAAAATTTGGCATCTTCCGGAATTCCGACCCCTGTTGCATATCTTGGGAAGCCAAGATTTTTCATCAGTCGCTTAGTTCTATCAGCTCGCAATACTTTTGATCCACGAGGCAGGTTGAGGACAACATCCCGTCCATCTGGTATAAACGAGCTTCCATCTGGTAAAGTTACCATTTCTTTATAGACCGCATTCCGCTGGTCATTGACCATTGCAAGTCCACCTTCGTGGTAGTCTGTACCATCTTTAAAACCAATCGCGGCTGCTGCTCCACCAATCATCCGCCTTACGACATCAATGTATACTGTCTTACCTTGAACGCTATTGATATTTGATTGAGCGCTCCAAACAGGGCCTGCAGTATTATCTTGTGCATTGATGCCCTTGATAGGACTTGGAGTGCTATTCCAAGCGTTTTGATTTTCAATAGCTTGCCGTGCAGCAGTTATCGCACCAGTTGGATCACCCAACTGCGGTTTAACTGGACTAGGTGTACTATTCCACTCTAGCTGTTTGGCAATTGCTTGGCCAGCTGCATTAGTTGCATTATTTGGATCAGCAGTGATTTGTTTCGT